ACACAGCTTCAATTTCTTGAAGCTGGTTGTATCTAAATTCAGTGATACCAGGCAATGCTGTGATGTTTTTTTCCACCAAGCCGCCAATACGACAATCTTTTTTGGCATCCTCAAGCTCACGCTCGTAGTGAGCAATGAAGTCTGGAATAGCACCAAGACTGGCAACTACTCGACTATACCACATCAGTTTTCCCAGTCGTCTTCGTTGTAGTCCTCTTCTTCAGGATCCTCTTCTTCATCTTCTGAGTAGTCCTTGTCATTGTCAAGATATACAGTAAGTGCTCGTTTGATATCACTATCGCCTTTGAATGCGTCACGGATATCTTCGGCATCACAATCATTGTCCATTAGAATTTGAACCACAGTTTCTGCTGCTTCGTTGCGGTCAACTGTGTTTACAAAACGTTTGAGTTCGCCCCAAATTTCTGCTGCTACATGTTCACTCATTCAGTTTCCTCCTCGATGGTACTTACCTCTTCCTTCCGTTTTCCAAATTCAGCCATCACAACATCCAGACAACCATCTTCATTGCTTTCCCAACCTTTGCGGAAGTACTTGATGATTTCGCCATCCAGTGTGGTGTATGCAAGACGATTGCCGTCCTTCTTGAGGAAGCCTTTTTTCTCAGCCAAGTCTGTGAGACCCGAATAAGGATTCATACCTGTTTCATAAGGAATCTTAACTTGCACACCTTCAAAGGGTTTGGCATAGCGAGTTTTCATGACTTTACAAGCTGAACGAATGCCCATAACATCAGTGACTTTGTTGCCATCTTCGTCCTCTTTGAGTTTGAGTTTTTTCATGGCCACAACAATTGATGAGGCGTAAATGAAACCTTGACCGCCACTAATTTTGTCGTCTGGGTCAAACATATCCTGGCTTGCGTATGTGTGATTGGTACAAACCAACCCCACATTGTATGAACCAAACATGTTCACACAGTTACGCACCAAGGCGGTGAGAGCTTTGGGTTTACGTCCTAGATCACCCTTCATTTCGCCTGCATCAAACTGGTTTACGTCAGTGGGTGTTAACAACATGCCCAGTGAGTCAATCACAAACATGACCTTGGGCCGCTCGCCATCAGCTAAAGCCTTGTAGTCACTCATGAACGTGGAGATAGTTTTAGCCACGTCATCAATCATGGCCATTGATAGTTTGAGCAGTTTGCTTTCATTAGTATCAACACCGAGTGCTTTGAGCCAGTCTTCATCAAGAGCGTTTTCACTGTCAATCAACACCACAAAGATACCTTGCTCTTGTGCATTCTTGATAATGTTGCCAGAGCAGATGTAGCTTTTGCCTGCTCCAGATTCGCCAGCAAACACAGTGACCTTGCCCAAGGGAATGCCTCGATTGAAATCTCCTGAGATCAAATAGTTCAAGGCATAGTTGCCGGTACTGATCCAGTCTGTGGGATCGTTAAAGCCAATTGACAATCCGTCAATGCTCTTAGTGATTTCCTTGCGGAACTTGCTTACGTCAAATGGTTTTCCCATGTTTACTCCAGTATAATAAAGTTGTTTGTTACCAATGAATTTTTGTGAAACAGTTGTTTGTATTTTAGCATATTGTTTTCAAGATTGTCAAAATTTGCCAAAGGCATTCGGTTACCTTGACAAGGCATTTGGTAACGTTTGCACCACTGTTGATATTCTATTGGTGCAGATTGATTGATTGTTGGCAAAACGTTAATCTTCAAGGTAGTGTAAAACTCAGAAAAATTGTTTGTATCTGTGTCGTGTACAGGATCGCCATGCAACCATTTTTCAAAACTTAGACTACCCAAATTATGGTACGATATTGACACGTTGTAAACACCATATCGTAAAATTTCAGATCTAAAAGGATTGGCAATCATATAATTTGGTTGTTCGGTTGTAATTTCAAAAGTTGCAGTTAAGTCTTCTATAGCATGAATAACTTTGTTGATTCTGTCAAGTACGCCTGGAATCTGCGTGTCAACTAGTTTACTAATTTGTGGAAACTGTTGATGCACTTTTACCCATTGTCGGTGCAGAGTGTTCAAGTGTGCTTGATTGGTAGGATCAAGATCAAAATCAAAAGCTGAAATTCTTAACTTGGATTGCAATAAGTTGTTTACCAGTCGAACGTTGATTTGCAATTCTGCACAGAGAGACCCTGCCCCTAGATCTGGCATTGTGTAACGATTTAAATTGTTGCGACCAAGTTCAGCAACAAAATAGTTATAGACGTCACAGTCAACCGGATCAAGAGGTATGGTGTCTCCTGTTATAGACCAAATCAATTGAGCCATACAAACCAACAGGGCCCGACGGCCCTGTTATCATTGCTTGTTTTGTCTAGCGCGGATCATGGCCAAGATGTCTTGAGCATTACCGGCTGTGGGTTTGGCTGCTTGCACAGGTGCAGTTGGTGACGCTGCCTCATCCTCGTCCCAGGGTTGGCTAGCTGCTGGTGCTGGTGCTGGTGCTGCCTTTGCTGGTGCTTCGAGCACATCACCATGACCGTCAACAGTGGCTGCGGTGCCTGCAGGTGCTTGTACACCAGCTGGACGGAAGTACTGACCCCAACGCTCAGTGTCGTATGGTTGTCCATCTACACTTGCTTCAAACATCTCTTTGATGACCTTGAGCTCAACGTCTGTGGGCTTCTTGGGCAAGAATGTTGCCAAGTCATACAAGCCATGCTTTTCAATTGCAGCCTGTTCAGCTTCGGTCAATGCAGATTCTTTACGAGCCCACTTAGAACCGTTGTAGTCAGCAAAGCCGCCTTTGCTGCCCTTGCTAATGCGGAAGTCTAAGCCACGCACCAAGTCAGTTGGCAATTCTTCCAACTCAGGATCCATCAAGGCTCCTTTGATAGTTGTAAAGATTTGCGGGCCAATGATGAATCTACGAATTGGATTCTCAGGCGACTTGTCGTCGCTAAGTGGGTTTTCACGCACAAAGCCTTGGAAGAGGTAACTGCGTTTCTTCCAGTACTTGCGACCCATGTCTTCAAGGCTCTTGTCCTTGAACCATGTACGTACTTCTGCCAAGATTGGGCAAGCTTCGCCCCACATCTCAACACAGGGCACCTGTACCATAACCTGTTTTGATTCCATTTCCCCTTTGACGCCGTTGAAAGGCAGTCGGATCATTGCACGTTCGACCCAGAAAAATGTGTTTTTGTTGTTGCCGTCTGGAAGAAAACGGACTGTTGCTGATTGACCTTCTTCCATGTTCCAATGTGGATAAATGCTGTTATCCCCACCGGTGGATTGCCCACCTTGTTTGTTTTCAGCTGCCTGTAGTCGTGCTCGAATTTCTGCTAAAGATGCCATAGTTTTTCTCCTTAATAAGTTGCCTATGTATGTTGCCTATCTAAATTACTTAGATCAATTGTTGCCTGTGCCACAAAAGAAAAAGCGCAAACACTGTAGTAGTATATGCGCTTTTGTCTACTGTGTCAATGTTATTTATGTCATTTGAGCAAAGCCAATGATTTTATTCTTGCCAATTCATCACTTTCATAGTAGCTGCCTGTGATGGCTGCATTGTAGTTGATTGGGTCATCATTGTTGCCCTCACCCATAACAGGTGCTATAGAGCCTGCGGTAGTTGATTCCATTGCGCACTCTGCTAGTCCATGTTCTGGGCAGTATTCGCCTTCCATAGTTGCATTACATGAGCCTTCGATTATGCTTGAGCCGCCTTTGGTTAATTCTTGTCCGCCGACTGCCCCTGCTGCTGCCCCAATAGGGCCGCCCAGTGCCATACCTGCTGCTGCACCGCCTAATGTTCCTAACATGCCTTCATTTACTCCCAATTCGTCTGCCAGTCGTTCACTCACCCACTCGTATGGGTCACCAGTGCGAGCTTTTTTAACTCCATATGGCATATCATCAAAGTAGTAATCGTACAGTGCATCATACAGGTCATCATCTAAATCGCCACCAGCTTCAAAATTGGCAACTTCTTTGCTGAAACGTTTGAGAATGTGATCCAGGGTGTGACCAGTTGAGTCTGTGAGCACACTTTCTTTTACAGGCACGCCTGCGTACTTGAGCATGGCATTGAGTTCTGAGCTTTCGGCTACTGGGGGCTGTTGAGCTGGTGCGGGCGCTGCTGCAGGAGCCTGAGCCGCACCAGGTGCCACTGGTTGTTGTTGGTCAGGTGTGGGTGTTTGAGTTGGCAGTTGTACACCTAACTCTTGCAATCTAGCTTGCACATCTGTGTCATCCCAGATATTGGCACGAGGATCCTGTGCAGCCAAGTTACCAAGGATGTCAAACAATTGATCATCACCAAGGACATCATACAATTGCTCTGTGGCATTGGTTGCATCTGGACCAACGATCAGTTCTTTGCTCATTAAGTCATTGAGTTTGGCCTGCGTTTCGGGAGTGTCGGGCAGTGCCCAGGTCCCTTCAACCAAGCGAGTTGCCCATGATTCAAAAATTTCTGCTTCTTTCATTTTTTCACCTTGTTGTTGTAGTTTGGCTAGAGTAGGCAATGCTGCTTCTATTCTAGCATCTAGAGTTTGTTCAACGAACATTGTTTTGAGGTCTTCAACCAAAGCTTCACCTTCAAGGCTGTCAGTTGGACTCCATGATTCAAAATACTGTTTGTAACCACGGGCTGACCCAAGGTGTTTCAAGTTATTTTGTAAACTGTGATAATACTGTTGTGCTTGTTCTACCAGTTGTTGTGTGACACCTTCAAACACTCGGTCACGGCTGGCGCGATTAAATCTTGACAGCACAGACATTTCGCTCACAATCTCATTAATGTGTTGTCCACGAATGTCGTAAGGTCTGCCACCCTGGCGCACATGTTCCAGCATGGCACGGCCACCGCTGAGATTGCGAAATTGCATTTTGAATTTTTCACCGTCGGCAGTTTCAATAAACAAACTTTCCACGTAACGATAACGCTTGTCATCTTCTCCCAACACTCGGTTGTGATTTATAACCAATCTTGCGTCGGTGGGTTCGCCCATGTAGCTGACTCTGCGTGTGCCATAATAACTTTCAAACAGACCTTCTTTGATGGCTGCAAGACCAGTCATGGTATGTCGAAGTTGGTTGAGATTTTTAGGGCTGAATGTATGGAATCCGTGTCGAGTGCTAAAATTGGCCATTTGTTGTAAAAATGCATACCACTCACTCTTGTCAGGTTCTTCCATGCCCTTGCCAAGATTGTCCCCAAAGAACAACATCAGCTCGTCTTCTTCACCAATTATAATCACTGCTGTGCCGTAATTTTTGCCCGATGCTGATACCCAGTCAAATTTAAAAATTCTTCCTTCTTCAGGACTAACAGGGTCGCCACTTTTGTTGGCTGCTTCCACGTCAAAGTTGTGCGTGGCCAAAAGGTCGTACAAATCGTTAGCAATATTGATATCTTGTGCCATAGTTTTTTATTTATCGCATTATACTGATAAAGGGAAAGGGCTCTACAATGTTGTCAGAGTGGTCTTTGAGGTGCTGATTTAGTTCAGCATGATAGCCTTGCAACAGCAACAGCATGCGGGTGACCAGCAGGCTACTCATCACAAGATCGTCAGTTTCGCCAGGTTTAGCGGCATAACTGGTGCCATTGGCCACAAACGTTTTGAGCTCGCTGATAAAGGGTTTGGAGTAAATTTTCATGCGCCCGCTTTCAATCAAGATTTTGAGCTTGTTGCAAGCTGTGAGTTTGGCTTTGTTGGTAGTGTTAAAACCCTTGCGAAATCTACGTCCTGTGCCAGCCACCACAGTGTTGTCACTGAGGAAATACCCTGGGATGTTTTCTTCACCGTACTCGTTGATGGAAATCAGTGCAGCTTCGCCAATGGTGTTGTTTTCTACTGAATAGTAGATTTTTTTGTTGTCACCCACAACACTGTATAGTTCTTTCACAATGTCAGCCAAGATACGTACCTGTGTGGGCACGTCAGTTTTGTTGTGACGCCACT